TATCTATGGAACAGCCGGCTCCGGGAAGACTACGCTGGCAGCTACCTGGCCTAAACCCATCCTGTTCATTGATTGTAACGAGCGGGGTACTGACTCAGTTCGGGATATAAAAGACACCAGCGTCATCAGGGCTCAGACCTGGCAGGATGTAATCAATGTTATGTGGGGGTTGATTGCCGGCGACAAGAAACTGGCTCAGTTTAAAACCATTGTAGTCGATACTGTCAGCCAAGCTCAAGACCTTGCCATGAAGCATGTTATGGAGGAGAAGGGTAAGTCCTATGATGAGTTTAATCTGGGGGCTAATCGTGGGAAGATCTACCAGGCCGATTGGGGCGTCATTGGTGGAGAAATGCGCCGGTTCATTATCCCCATGTCCGATTTCGATAAAATCCATGCCACAGTGGTTTTCATTGCCCATGACCGGACATTCTCCGGCGAGGATGATGAAACCAACACCGGCGTTATTGCACCCCAGGTTGGGCCCCGGTTAATGCCCTCAGTTGAGTCCACATTGTTGGGGGCTGTGAGCATTGTGGGGAATACATTCATCAGGGAGACCGTAACTAAATCAACGGTTAGGAAAAAAACTGTGCGAAAGAGGCAAACTCAGTATTGCCTTCGCATTGGCCCTAATGCATACTACAAAACCAAAATCAGAAAGCCTCAACACATTGAGTTACCCGAGGTTCTGGTGGAACCGAGCTATGGAAAAATCATGGCTCTGATTGAAACGTCCCAGGTTGGGGCAAAACCGAAGAGGAAGACTACCAATGGCAAAAGCCCAGTCAAAAGCCGCAGAAGGCAAACGCGGTAATAAGTTCTCAGTCGATTTCAGTGACGTTACAATCCGGAAGGTACTGCCGGCAGATGAATACCGTGCAAAGCTCACTGGTTTCGAAGTCTCTGATAAACCCGGACCCAGCGGTTTCCACAATGTCAAGTGGAACCTGGAAGTTGTCGGCGGTGAACAGGGAGGTGTTACTACTTTCTTTAACACCAGTCTGTCGCCCAAAGCCCTGTTCAAGCTGATGGAACTCATGCTTGCACTCGGCATGAAGGTGAAGAAAGCCAAGACCGAAATCGACCTGGACAGTATCATGGCGACCGAGGAAGAAATCGGCATGGTGACAATCATCGGCGAGAACCAGAACGGTGAACCCCGTACCGAGGTAGTATCGGTGTTCCCAGCTTCTGAACTCGATGAAGACGATGATGGCGGTGACGACGATGACGAAGATGATGACGACGAAGATGAAGACGACGATGATGAAGACGACGATGATGAAGCAGATGTTCCGACTGAGGCTGAAATCCAGAAGATGAAGGCGCCGGCACTCGAAGTGGTCGTGGACGATCATGACCTGGATATCGACCTTGATGATTTCAAGTCCATCAAGGACAAGCGTGCTGCAGTCATCGAAGCTCTGAGCGAGCTGGATGACGATGATGACGATGATGACGATGATGACGAAGATGACGACGATGACGACGATGACGATGATGACGAAGACGATGACGACGATGACGATGACGACGAAACCTATTCGGCGGCAGACGTCAAGAAGATGGACAACGACAAACTCGCCGAAGTCGTGGAAGAGGCTGAACTCGAGCTGAAGCTGGGTAAGTCCCTGAAGTCCAACCGCAAGAAAGTTCTGGCGGCACTGGAAGAAGCAGAGCTGATCGAAGAAGACTGAAGCCTTAATCGGTTCATGACCAGGCTGGCCAACAATCGCCGGTGAAGACGGGGCGGCATTGTAATGATGCCGCCCTTTTCTTTGGAGGACCCCATGAGACGTCGTAATAGATTTAGAATGCCCAAGGTTTTACCCTCCTCATCATATGTATATACTGCACAGGAGCTAGCAGACAGAGAAGATGAGTCATTGCTTCGGTTTGTTATCATGTCGGCTAAGAACCAAATGCCTGAGCCACTCCGAAGACTTGATGATAGCGATCATGGCTATACGGTTATCACTCAATATCTCTATGCCTCGGGCCATATCTCTTCACCCAGTATTTCAGAGTTTGAGCAATTATGTGTACTATATGCTGAGGCTATCAAGCTCTGCCCTAAGGGTCGAGAAGACGGTAAGGAACAGTACCTCCAATACCTAAGGGATAAGCATCTCAGGTATGATACCACAAAGGTAAACATTCGATGGCTAAGAAACAACCAGAGACAGCAGTCCAAAGAAGCATCCACCGAGCGGTTACTCAAGAATTTAAAAAGCTAGGTATCTTTGGGTTTAAAGTACATGGCGGCAAGTTCCAGCGACCCGGCATACCTGATTTACTTTTCTGTATTGGCGGGCTTTATGTAGCCATTGAGGTTAAGGCACCTAACGCTAAGCGATGGGCTACTCCGCTACAGCTCAGGACTATGCGCCATATACGGGAGGCTGGTGGTATTGCGTTCATATCAACCTCACCGGAACACTCAGTAGCTCGAGTGAAGAAGGCTTTCCGTAAAAGCTATTCGGGTTTTCACCAAAGATTTCAGGAGTACTCAGATGCCAGTTCGATTAAGGTCAAAGCTATATCGGTTCCAAAAGAAAGCCGTACGACACCTGGTAAAAATGGGCGGCGGAGCCTTATTCATGCCAGCGGGGACTGGAAAGACAATTACAAGCCTGGCCGCCATACTAGAGCTGTGCAAAGAAGCAGAATATATTAACGTACTAGTGTGGTGCCCCAAGGTTGTGATTGATACCTGGCGGCGACAGGCACGACTTCACTTGAGTAAAAGTCACCGTGTCTGGTGCGGTAAGGATGAGCTGGATCGACTGGATTTATCGCAATGGCATGATACTAAGGGTTTACGTATCCTAGCGCTCAATCACGAGCTAAGCTGGCGTCGATATGACAATATAGCAGCGATTGACTGGGACGTGGTTATAGTCGATGAGGCACACCGAATAGGTAACCCTTATTCTCATCAGTCTGAATGTATTCGATTGGTGGGCACTAGGTCCCACATTAACATCGCACTGACTGCTACACCTATTGAACGGGATGAGCTAGATTTATGGGCATTGGCAGACTTTATCAAGTCGGGATTACTTGGCAATAACTATCGGTCATTCCTTAAGCGTTATACTATCCCTACCGGCTACGAGGGCTATGTAAAGGTAATACTGAAGAGGGGTCAGCGGCTCATCAATGAACTATTCGGACCATGGGTCTTTCGCATCAGGGATGAGAAACTATCTGAGTTGGGTATACCACCGGTTACCTTTGTTGACCTGTATGTAAAGCTCGAGGGCAAGGCTAAGAAAGCCTATAGGCAGATGGAGGATGAGTTCTACGCTCAATGGCAAGGCCATGGGTCAACCGCCCAGATAGACCTGACCAGACTACTTAGACTTCAGCAAATTACGGGTGGTCACCTTCCACTCGATGATGAAGAGCATACGCTTGAACTTGAGCAGACTAAACTATATTACTTGATGGACTATATGAGGGACGTGCCGAAGAAAAAGAAGGTGGTGATCTTCGCAGCATTCATAGATGAAATTGACAAGATTAAACAAGCGATGGAGAGTCAAGGTCGAACTGTCGGGGTGATTGATGGTCGAACTAAAGATACCGGCGCTGTATGGGAGGCCTTTCAAGATACACCTAATCCACAGGTAGTTGTTCTCCAGGTTCAAAAGGGCATTGGCATTGATTTGTTTGCGTCGTCACTTGGCATATTCTATTCATTGCCAATTGGTTGGCGGCTATACAATCAGAACTACAAGCGATTGCATCGAACAGGTCAACGTAAGAAAACTCTCATTGTTCATATAATTGCCGAAAACACTATTGACGAGGACAGGCTGTTAGGTATAAGAAAGAAGCGTACTCGATCAGAGAAGATCATTCACAACCTACACCAAAGGAGAAGCTCAAATGGCTAAGAGGTCCAAGACGAAGAAGGATGAAGCGACCGAGAAGGCTGCCAAGAAGAAGCCGACGCCCCCGATTATCGAGAAGCCCGACTACGGCGTTGCCGAACTGGCCGAAGCACTCGACGTTGATGCATCAGTTGCCCGTCAGAAACTCCGTGCCGCCGGCATGACCAAGGAAGGTCGTGCCTGGGACTTCAAAAACAAGAAGGGCCTGGACGCCGTCGTGAAGAAGCTGAAGTCGAAGGACTGAAGCTAGTCGATGATACTTTAAGGGCAGCATTCCGAACTGGTTTGCTGCCCTTTTGGTAGGTTACTTAGTATTCTGCTTGCGTCGATCAAGGAACCACCAAGTTACAGCCATCTCAGCCATGATTAAAGTCTTAGAGATGATTGCTTCCTTCATCGGTAGTCCTAGGTCAAGGTGGACCATGTCATTGGGGACAGTGCCCCAAAAATAATACACCAACCACAGTAGTAAAACTGTTAACCCCGGTCGAACAAATCGAAGCAACGTAGCCGCCCATTTATAGACCGACCCGTAAGACGCGTCGTGAGCGTATGACGCCTGGAGTTGATCGGTGACAGCATTAGTATAATTGATATAACCTTCATGCTCACGCTCCTCGCCACGAGCCTGCAGGTTCATCTCTTGAAGTCGGATTTCCTGCTCATCCCGTCGTTGCTGTCGGATTTCCTCATGCTTCAACTCTTGTTTCTTTTCAATCATACCCAATATTGAGGATATGAATGACCCGACCACACCTAAGGCCGGGCCGGCAATCAACGTGGCCAAGAACCCCATCGACGTCTCCTTCCCGTATCAACGTGTAAGAATGTATTGTAGAAACCGATGCCGGTGAACCCACTATTAAGGGCCGCGGCAAGGTGAGCGGCACGCTCTTCCCGTGTGGTTGGTATATCGAACGCTCTACCGAGCTTATGCTGTGAGAGTGGCTTGCCCCCGCATAGCGCGTTATGTATGGGGCATCGATATGCTGAGGATGGCGAAAAGGGCGAACCTAAAGCGAGCCTCATGCGCTGGAGCATCATCACTGAGGGTAAATGCGCTTCGATTGCTCCACAGTGATTACAAGCGATCTCAGACGGCGAGAAATTGGGGAAGAGCTGCCGCCACCACTCAATCGGTACTTGGTCGAAGTGTTGGTAGCGGCAGTATTCAATCATGGTAACTCCGATTAGAAGCTTTGAACGGTGGCTCCTGGCTTAACGCAGGTCCGATGAGTCGCACCACTGAGGTGGCCTGAGCCTTGCTCCTTCATGGTACCGCCAATCTTGTCACACTCAGCTTCTGAGAGGATAGGATCGAAGGCCGAACAGGCGGCCAAGCTGATAGCAATAATAGCAATCCAAAGATACTTCATCATTTTCTCCTAGGGTATTTCATCACGCCCAGCTTTACTCACGGGATGATGACGGTTAAGATGGTTGTCGAATTTAACTTCCATCCGGTCAGTAATCACCTTATCGGTATCAGATATCTTAACATATAATGACTTGACATCTTCCCCGAGTTTACTCTCAAGACTAGAGTTTGCCTCCCATAGCCTTTTGTTATCTATCTTGGTAGCTCGAAACTCAGTCAAATGTTCAGTGTAGTCCTTTATGAATTGATCCCGATTAGTTTGACCTTCCGCCTTTTTCTTTTGACTGTCAAGGTGGAATTGCCAAAGCCTATGGAGCATAAAGTGGGCAACGGCTGCCTGACATATTACACCCACAAGAAACAGGATGAATCTCCAGTCATAGATAATATCAATCATTGCCCACTCTACTCCTAGGCTATTTTAATCTGGAAGGATCAAGTACCTCGTATACTCGGCCCAATGCTAATGGCGGCAATCGACCTGCAGCGTCAAGGCAGGTAGAAACCTGATCGATAGTTAAGTCAAGCTCAGACTTCTTGGATTTCCGGGCTTTGATGAGGAAGTGACTAATTTCCTGAGCTAGCTTAAACCTCGACAGCTTAGCCTCCTCAGTGATTTGAGAGTCTGGGGGGTCAAGTAGAGCATTGATGAGAAGTTGGCCCACCGTCAGGTGTTGGGGTTTGTGGAGGGGGAAGTTATTAGCAGCCATATTAATTATGGCTTCTGGGGACTCTCCCTCCCTTAGCATGGCCATAATGATTTGACCGGGATCATCCTGCTCATAGATATCAACGCCGGCCAAGTCACGGACGATTGTATTAAGCTTTAGCTTCATGGTCTTGCTCCCGTCGGTTAATACTCTTACGGTATTTTGATACCACAGTCGGGGTATGATGTAAAGCGCAAACGTCTCTGAGGGTTTTTTTCTCCTGGGAGACTTTGTCGCCGGGTCGGATGACCCTTCGGTGATTGGAGCCATCAGGCAAGACTTCTCTTACTTCAATCATGCCGGTAGTTAACTTTACGGTATAGGATACTAAGTCAGTCATGGTATTTAAACCTCATATTCGACAGCGATGACAATTCGGGTACTACCCGTTAGATCAGAATGAAGTAGCTGGGTAGTACCCGAAGTGCCGGCGCCCGCAATTTTTGTTAGGACTATGGCATCATCATTGGCATTAACATACCCGCCTAACCAGCCGACTGTGCTACCCAGGCTGGAAAAAAACCCTACGCAAGCAGCCTTGAGGCCACCAGAAGCTGAAGATGTAAAGGGCAGGGTGATTTCGATAATACCAGCACAAGCCGCATCCAGTGTGGCTAACTGAATGTCTATTGAAACTTGGACTGTGCGGCCTATTTTTCGGTATCTGCCTAACTGGGTGGTATAAGTCTGGCTACCTGGTGTAGTTTGACCCTGCATTAAAGGTGTACTAGTCCCCGTCTCATAGTCACTTAACAGGTTAGCAGAAGTCGAACTGCCAGCGCCAGCACCGCCTAGATAAATGCCATTACCGGAGTTCATTTCTATGTCGCCAGCAGTATCAACCCTGTAAGCTTCAAGGTTATTGGTAAGAACCGTTAGGTGGTGGTTGGAGTGAGCTCCGATGAAGGGGGAAGTAGCAGGACCCACTGTCCCCATAATAAGAGTACGAGTACCATCTCTGATAGTACCATAGGCTGCACCAGAGCCACTCGGGTCATTAAACTGAAAGGCCTCATTACTGTCTAGTACAGCTCGGCCAGTCCCTGTCGTCAATGGGGCTGTTGGAACACCATTGATGCCAAATTTACCTGCCCGTATATCCACCACCTTAGTACCGTTGATTGATACTCCCAAGACATTAGCGGCAACCTCATATAAGCCCGTACTGCTGGAGTTAGCAGTGAACTTAAGGGCCGGACTAGCTGCACTGCCGGCTGAGTCGATGGCCAATGTGAGTTTAGCTTGGCTGGAATTTAACAGCTGAAAGTTAGTACCATCATAGATAAGGTCTAGATAGTGACCGCTAAGTATAGCCCCCACTGCAACGCCGGCTTTAAACTGCTGAATGGTTTTAACCCCAATACTATTAAGATTAATAGTTGGGGTGGAGGTAGCATTAGTGCCATTTACCTGAACTATCAATCTCAGGCCCGTCGTATAAGCAGAGGGCCCCGGGGAGATAGCAACTACGATAGCGTCGCCAGTGCCGGTTGCAACGCCATATAGGGGCCCGCCGGTAGACAATTGGGCAATGGTTGCATACTCATTGACTTCTGTAGCATTACCCACATCGGTATGCCTAAAGCCCCCCATGGGCAAATTAGCTAGCGCACCATTCTCGCCATTGCGATTAACAGTTAAGCTGATGCCGGTAGCAAACCCATCCATCTCAGAGTCCATTCTGGATGCGGTAACAAAATGACTGGGTGCACCGGCGTTCTTATCATTAACCCAATTATAGAGGCGCTCAAAAACGCCAGAGCCATTCCACGCCATTAGATTATTCCTCTTCCGATTGTGATACTCGATTTAGGCCAAGTAGGTTAATGACCAGGAGTCTTGACTTATTGCTATTGGGCTTTGCATTCTTTAACACCCGGAAGTTAGCAATGGCTTCCGGATCGGTAAGCATTTCAGCTAGTCGCTTATAGTTTCCGCCCGCTTTGTAGTTAGCAAGCTTATCAGTAATCATGCCAAGGAATGATCCTCGGGCTACATCGACTGATTTGCTATAACCGGGAGTTAGTGTGCCTTTCAAGCTGCCACGCGATGGATTAGCCTTTATGGAGCCTACACCCTCAAGTACTCTTAGTGTGGCTTCAAAGCCCTCCCAAATTTCTCGCTTGGGTTTGCCCATCGAAATAGCGGCTTCTTCCATCATTGCTTCAAGATTTGCCTTCTGACGATCAGACCCAAAAATAGCCTTCCTGAATTTACCCGCCACATTGCTATTACCTGATAATACTTCCACACTGGCTTTGTCAAGTGCTGATACCATATGCTGCCTGAGTAGAATTCGAGGCGCGTCTGGGTCAAGAGAAGACAAGCCCCGAAGTGTTTGACGAAGGCTCTCTGGGTCTACATTCTCGGGATCAGCCAATATCTTTAATTGCTGCTTTACCCGTTCAGCGGTGGCCATCCGACCTATCGGTCCGTTCACAATGGGGTCAAGGAGTTTCTGGGAGATAGTTCTATAAGCTTGGATAGCATCGCCATACTCTTCATGGTTGGCGATCATGACCTTTCTCAGCATGTCCTCAGCATCACCCATGAGAGCAGCCTCATTATTCTTGCCGGTTCGGAATAATACCTCGGCTTGGTCTTTGAGGTTCTTTCTGACCAAATCAAGTGTCTGCATGGAGGTACCACCAAGTTTCTGCTTGCTAACGGGGTCGGTCAATCGAGGTTTATACAGGGGGTTACCCTGAACCCCCCGAATGGACTTAGCAATAATTGGGTGGTTCCTGACTAATGCATTGAGATCACGCATGGGTATTTTCTTACCAAGGGTAGCAGCATCAAAGTGGGGCTTGGTCAGTTTTTCACGGTGTTTCTTAGCGGCCTTGATTGCTGAGGAAGCTGTGGAGGATATAGACTCTCTTGCACCTTGGGCTGTTAGGGCCGACGGGTCAAGACCCTGCTCAAGGGTATCAATGGCTGTCTCCCTAATGAGCTTCTTGACGATGACTTCCCGATTAGCGATAGTCTTCACAATCCGGGAACCTCGAACATCGCCAGCAACATCGGCGGTTAAACCCCGAAGGTATGCGGCCTCATCCCCACGAATGGCCTCAGCGGGTAGCATAGGCATATTGAGATCACGGGCTTGCCTTAAGACAGCTTCAGCGTTGTCCAGCTCTTCCATCGGGATGTCTTTCAGTGCAGCCCGGATTTGATCGTCGGGTGTATTCCGAAGGGCAAAGGGTAGGCCGGAGACAGTCGTGCCCAAGAGGCTGGCTATAAACCGGGCAGGCGTTTCAAGCGGTGTACCCTCAAACATAATGCCGGCAGTCTCAGAGGCAGCCCCACCGCCTGCGCCCGCAGTAAATGCACCTTTCACCATACCCTTACCAGCGCCAGCCAGACCCCCGATGCCAAACTCAAGGGTGGATCGAGCAATCTTCTCTGGGTTGTTTTGGGGCTCTCCCGGCCTGGGAATACCCATTGATGTAGATAGCTCCCTAATCTGTTCTGTACTGGGGAGCATACCTATCTCGGCCTGGCGGCCCTCACGCTTAGCCCGACGAATAGCCACCTCACCTGGGGTATACCCAAGCCACTGGTCTACCTGGTCAGCAACTTTAATTGCACCCAGATCAGCAAGCTCTTGAAGGTCACCTGGTAGGCCCAGTATGCCCTCTAGTCCTCGTTGTAATCCACCAACCAACACCCGGTTCACAATGCCCAGGTTAGTTTCTAGTGCGCCTGTCTCATTACTAGCAGAGGTCTCAGATGTACCACCGGCCTTGTTAGTAGAGGGTGCGGTTGTACCACCGGCTTCAGCGGCCGCTGACCCCCGCTTTTTAACCTTGATCAGGTTCCGGACGTCTTCGTCGGTGAGTTCACTCATAATCCATTCTCCTCAGCATGCTTTAGGGCTTTCAACAAGTCTTTTAATTGATTGCCCTTAAGCCGGGTTTCATCTATCTTCTTTAGATCAGCGGTGGGTCGACCAATTACGCTGGTAAATCTCTGTTGGCCGCTGTCATAATAGGCCTTGCGCTTTTCATACTCGGCAAAGGAGTCGGGCTGTAGGATTTTGAAGGCATCACCGCCCTGGGCAACTAGGGTCCTTAGCTCCCTCATTCGGCCCTCTTGCTTTTGCCTAAGTACTCCCCCTTTCTCGCCCGGCATGGGGAACAGTATTTGGGCTCGACGATAGATTTCCTCCTCACTAATCAATGCGCCAGACTCTGGTCGAAGAATAGCCATGATGGCATCATATTTTGCCTGCACATACATCTGCTGTTTTTCAGTAAGTACACGGCTAGCAAATATGTTGGGTAGCTTATCGTTAAGCTGAAGAATATCGGCAGTTGCATCAAAGGTGGGGTCACCCTCTAATCTATCAATAATCTCCAATGCGCCTAATAGTCTGCTTGCGAAGCCAGCAGTCTTGGCCGTAAACTCATTGAACTGCGGTCCAAGCCCTGAGCCCACTTTCTTCTGGCCATTATCCCCCGTACGGGATTGGATGGATTTCGCCTCATCAGCTTCCTTCGTAGAGCCATACGCCCGTGTATAGCCAAGCGACTCCATATCAACGCCCGGTCGTTCAATGATATTGCCTGTTAGCGGGTCCTTAAAGGTAGTACCCTTAGAGGTTCGCTCCATGGCTAAGTTGTAGGCTTCTCGGTCAACGTCACTCTCAATGAAGCCTTTTTTAGACAGCTCCATCTTACCCGCAACCAATATATTGCTGTCTTGGGCATTGATACCCGTACCCTTAAATGGCCCGCTTTCTGAAGCAAGCTCTAATTTCTTTAGGTCTAACTTAGACTGTAAGGTCTGTGCGGTTTTGTCAGCATCAGCATCCATTGCCCGCTGTTCACTCTCCCGCTTCAATCGACCCGCTAGTCCCACATTAGCAAGTTCTTCGTCACCGGACTCTACCAACGCGGTAGTTAACTCATCGCCTGACAAGCCGGCTAGAGCCTTATACATATCCGACCTGTCTTCACCAGACTTCTTTTTCATCCATGCGCCCATCAATGTGGGAGCAAGAACTTGGCCGATCCCCTGGAGATGGGTTTGGACAGGCTGTGAGCCTGCTTGCATACCTTGCTTGAGTAAGGCATCAGCCAATTGGGTTGCACCGGGGTTCTGCTGGTTGATAACCGCTCGCTGGGGCACAGCTGACTGCTGGGGCTGAACAACGGGTCCCGGTTGCTGAGGTACACCGCCAGTTCTCAGTTTAGCCAACAGGTCTAGTGGCATGTTATTCGGCATGATATTACCTTCCCGATAAGTAGCCAGCACCAAGTGTACCGGCAAGCCCATATAATCCGCCAAGGTTAGCGGCGCTGAGTTGCTGTTGCTGATTGAATTGTTGATTGGCTAGGTTAGCGCTACCGAACTGAGCATCAATGACGTTAGGCGGCGCTACATTGTACTGGGGCGGCGGCGCATATTGCTGCGCATTGATGGCTGGAGCTCCCTGTAGCAATGCGGCAATCTCATTGAAGGGTTGTGATCGGGTTAACAACCTCTCGTTGATCTGGCGTGATCTGGCTGAGTCCTGCAGGTTGATATTCGACAATTGATCGGCAGTTGATTGCTGGCGCGACTGAAGGTTCTGGGCAAATGAAGTACCTTGCTGTGTCAGGTCCTGACCAAATAGCCGGCCCTGCTCCTGTCGACCCGCCAGCACTGCATCAGAAGCCAGCCGAGAGTAGGTCTCACCTTTATTTCGATCAAATCGGTCAAGCTCCTTAGTATAAGCCTCCGAGCCCACCGGTATACCCCTATCAGCCAGCCGCTGTTCCAATTGGTCACGACTGATAGCAAACTCAGGGTCGATCAGACCCTTGGTTCGATCAAAGGTAGCTTGCTCAACAGCGGATATATCACCACCATAATTGTTGCCTGCAGTAATTGTGGGGTTTATATTCAGGCCCCCATTAAAACTAAGCTCATTGGGCGATACTGTCTGAATACCGTCCAAGTTAAAGTTGCTGTTGGGCAAGAACTGGGACAGGTCCATCGCTGTATTGCCCAGGGTGTTCCCGATATCTTCGGTGGTATTCAGGAACTCTTGGCTCCCAGGGGTTAGGCTTGAAATCTGGGCAGTAGGTACCCCTTCACTGTCCCGCTGATATGTCAGTGAGCCAAATGGGCTGAACTGATCGATAGAGCTGATTTTGGCGCTTTCTCGGATGGCATCGCTATTTGCAGCGGACTGAGCCGCAATGGCTAATGCCGGATTGGGCGCTGAAGGCGGCTGTGCATTTTTACCAAAGCTCATTTTTTAAATCCACTTGCAGTTACGTTTCAACAAGCCATAGCTTATGGCTGTACCACCGTCGGGAAAGGCTTCGGGATGAACGCCCTCAAGCTTAAACCCAGCGGACTCATTAAATTGTCGAGCATGCTTATTCTTTTTATGGACCACAGTTGTAGCTCGACGTTTGCTCATACCTAGAGGCGGATCATAGAATACATGACCGAAGAAAACCTTCAGAGTTTGACGGGTTACCCACTGAACCTTGGGCAACGCGGCAACTGCCATGCGAACATCGACTTCCGAGTGCATATAATACACTACACCCGCTAGAATGTCACCCTGGTTATTTATTACGCCAATAGCGGTAGAGTCATCATGAACACTGGCCCCAAATTTAATCTGGTCTGCAACCCATTCGGCTATTAGCCGGTCATGGCCAAATATAAGTTGATTATCCAATTCCAACCCCCACAGTAGGAGTGATGTGGTAGTTGGTAGAGTTCCAGAATACTTCCTGGTCATCAACAGAGACGTTAACCTGTAGTGAAGCGCAGAACCCAAAGTTACCCACGCCTTGCCAAGCTTGTGAGATTTGATTACCGCCGAACCACAAAGCTTGATCCCAAATAGCTTGATCCCAAATAGCACCGTCACCAATGCCAGCAGAGACTGAAGCGGTATTATCAACTATTTTAAAGTCAGTACTCAGCGCAAGGCTAAGCGTAAGATTAGCATTGCTTGAAAACAGGGGTCTAACGTGATTAAACTGTTTATTACGGTCTCGATCTTCAAAGTAGTTCCAAGCGGTATTACCCCGAGCTATAATGGCCTCACCATCATCGCTTAGCCCTGTCCAAGCTTCATATACAAAGCCCAGCGCATCACCATAATAAAGCTTCTTATTATGGACACACATACTACGAATGTCCCAACCAGTAAACTTGGTCCAAGATTTAGTGTGAGTGTTCATGACAAACTGATAAGCTTGGCTTTCGCTGGTGGGGATGTTCAACATGATAAAGGAGCCAGTCGGAAAGGGTAATATCTTCCAGCCCCAATTGGATGAGTAACTATCAATGGCATTATTAATATCACCAGAGATCTTATCAGAGAGAGCAACTTCTTCAACTCGAGCTCGGCCTAACGACAGTATCTGGGTTAAAGGTACAATGCCGTCTTCCGTGATAATTAAGAGGTCAGAGCCATACTGGGTGAAGTTTTGGCTACCGATGGGCTCTCCGATTAGAAAGCTACCCTTAAAGGACCAGTTACTCGCATCACCTGGGTTACTACCCACATATAGGATAACTTCACCTTCGGAGGTAAAGAAACAGACTACATTATCTGAACTCGTGCCACCGTCCGATGGTAAGGCACCGATAGAGACTAGGGTGCCGCCATGACGGGCAATATCTGAAAGGTCAAACTCAGTTAACGCCCCCGTTACACTACCCACGCCACCATACCAGAAGCTAAGCGAGTCCTTCTCAACTACGTATAGTCGTTGGCCATGGCTGGTGATGAAAGATAGGCTTGTGAGTGTCGGACCTGTAAATCCGGTAACCAACAAGTTACCAGCGCCACTATATCGCCAAGGCGTGTCGGTGGCATTCACTCCAAATAGATAGCCATTGAATAGGTGGGTATACCACTTTGAGCTGGTGTAGGAAGTAGTACTCAAGGTAACTGGTGTAGTGGGGTCTGTCATATCAAAAACACCCGACCCTGCGCCTGCAATGAGCTTCTCGACGGCCCCCACCTTAAATGAGGCCATCATATTAACAGCACCACCAGAGGCTAGCACGTCGTCGGGGTTCTGGATTAATTTGCCCTTACGAACCCGAACATCACTAGTTCTTGGAAAGAAATTTTCGAAATACCAAGCTTCATAGGGGCTCATAAGGTCAAGGGCATCACGGCTATTCAAGCCCCCAATGGGCGGCGGCACTGACTTAGCCGTCGATACTTGACCACGATTTATTTTCTGTAAGGCTTGAAGCATCATTTAAAACTCACTGGTGCAGTCTGTGCCGGTGGGGGCGGAAGTGCCATTGAGGTAATGGGCCTCAGGGGTGCACCTTGAGTCCCATTAACAAAATTGTTGGGGCCATAGATGCCTGAGGAGAGTGCAGCATTGAAACCCCCGGTCGTTGGTGCGACATGGTAACCTCCAGACACGCCGGTGCGCACAGGGTCGTCAAATAGCGATTGTGGTATGGGTTCTACCCCGAGTGCTTTCAATGCGCCTATCTGGTCATCGTCGCCCAGCATATTAAAGGCAGCCATTAGCCCATTGCTGGTCGAACCCTTAGGTACACCACCATTCATGGCATCTAGTATAACGCTACCACCTTGAGTGCCCGCGGAATTACCAGCACCGAAAGCCCCAGTGATACCTTGGCTCATAAAGTCATCAAATGCCGAGATACCTGAGGCATCTAATCCGGCGCCTTGTAAGACCTCAGTAACTAGATCAGCGTTCCTATTTGCGTTATATCCCTGGCTTGCCAGTGAAGCCAGCGTACCAATCCCGGTGGGTGCACCAATTAGTGAGGCACCCATACCCAAGCCGGTGGCTGCAAAGTTAGTATGGTTGTCCCCAATGCCCAATGGGTTTGAGAAATCACCTGGGGTAAATGGTATGCCTACCGCTGCGGCTTGAGCGGCATCGCTGATATTACCGTGGTTAAGTGCACCAGAAACCATGCCAGTTCCTGTAGCAACACTACCCTGCTTTCTGGCCTGTATCTCGTCAAAGGTTAGACCAGTAGCTGGGTCAATGCCTTCAAAGGGGTCTACAATGTCGGGTAAGTTAGCCCGGGCAATAAATTGTTGAACGCTATCAGGCAGCGTGTAATCAAAACCGCCGCCCTCAAAACCCACACCCTTAGCGCCCATTAGAGAGAGTGTAACGGCATCGGAGGAAGTTCGCTTCCTGTCCGCGTTGGCCTTGTTCTGTGCAGAAGCCTGGATGGACTTAGTGTTGTCTTGGACTTTGGTGGGGTCAGTATATCGACTTATACCCTCCTCAACAAAGTCCCTGAAGGCCTTCCCACCTTCAGGGTCGTCGTAGAAACCTCTAAGCTTACCCACATTGGGCAATGCCTGGAAAGTCCCTATCGTGGGGTTATGACCACTCTCTGGATAGAACCCAACCGCGGTTTCCCATACGTCTTTGTTGGCTTTACCAAAGTCTGATTGGCCATAGCTTAGATTGAGCTTACGGCCATCAACGTCAAGTATCCCCAGGTCGTGCATACGGGCCTGGGTTAGAGCATCGCCAGCCCTGCCATCCCCAGGAACATCGCTAAGATACTCACCCCCATACATATCTGTAAAACTGTCATCTGGTGTCTCCCTAAAATAAGCTTGACGGCCCTCTTTGTTACCGTTACGGATATAGTGGGTGAGGGCATGACCCACCTCCTTACCGTCGCTCTTCATACTACCCCAAGTTAGTGACCATCGCTTCCCCTCTTCAGACCGATTATCCAGAAAGCCCTTCTTAACATCGGGGTTGGCATCCAGGTAAGCCTGTGCATCAAAATACTGAGGCTCCCGGGCTAACCACTCAAGATCACTTTCGTCTTCTTTTCTCATTAGAGGACCCAGCTCCCATCAGGTAGGTTTGCGGCAGGTCGTCGTCGACCTCTACCGCCCATTGAAAGTCTTGGCTTACCGCCGTCGGCAGCCATCCGTTTGGCTAATCGGGTTTCAAACAGCCTAAAGTCTTCAGCATAGGGCAACCCCTTAGCTTTAAGGTATAGCCATTTTGCACCTAATTCGATTAAGGCAGTATCGAGTCGAGGCACGTCAGTATCTGCCGTAAACGATGACTTATTGGTAAGTCCATCTGAGCTCTGGGCCCAATTTTCTGAGAGATACTCAAAGTACAACTCATCACCTGCAGCCATCGTGGGAGTAATAAGAAGGTTGTTACCTCTAATGCGATAAAAGCTATTAATACCACTCGAAATCCTACGGCCCTTCTCAGCCTGCCAGGCTTCTGCATTTAACGGACCCTTTATTTTAGAGCTCTGACTTCGGTTCCAAAAGGTTTCATTGAGTATCTCCAAAAACCCCCCGCTTGCTATAGTCGTGATAACGCCTTGGGACTCAGCAGCAATGCTGGTGTGGTTGCATTCTTCGGTAAGTATCTGCCACTGATACCTATCCGTTAAAGCCACCCCCATCCTGTTGACCATCGCTAGCATCTGTTTCGCAATTTGATCTTTGTTGGTAACCACAAATGAGGGCTCTGGGACATTCACTTCCTGAGAGACCGTCTGGACAATGGATAGGAGTGTAGCCATAATTAGTTTATGCCTTTCGTTTCTGTCGGCGTTCTCGGGCACGACGGGCCTTGGCTTCAGCATCAGTCTCGGTGTCAGTTATTGGTACACTACTTTGGACTTCTGCTTTCGGCTTTTTCGGACTCGTCGCTTTCTTCGGCGGAGCTGCTCTTGGTTTCTTTCGACTTCTCGGTCTCTTACGGGGTGATACTTCTTCCGGTATTTCACCACCATCGTCTGCCAGCAGACTTGATGCACCCGGTATCCCGGCATCAGACACTTCACTGAAGTTCTCCTCCTCCGGCAAAGCTTCCTCGATCAGTAGGTGGTCGGCATCAATGCTGTTCTGCCGAAGAAGCTGAACCAGCGAATTTACCTGGGTGACCAATGACTGGTTACGGATTTCCAGATGTGACAACTCACGCTTTAACCCGAGTATCTCCTCAATGGTGATGCCTTTATTCTGGGACTCCTTCAGATAGCTTTGGGCCCTAGCCCTAAGGCCTTTGTAGGTAGCACCACATCGCTGGATGATATTATCCGGCGCCGATGATAGGTCTTCAACGGATCGAACGTGGTGGCGGTTGAGCAGTTCAATCTCAGTCCGGGTAATTAGTGGCCATTCCTTCAGGGGCAACCCGACCGTCGGCGGTTCCAGGCCAGCTTTAAATGCCTGGTAGTAGGGCAGGAAGTCGGTACGGGTGCGATCCTTCTCAGTAACTTGACGTTCGAGTTCGTTCCGGTCATCGACGATGATATGGATCCATTCCTGTTGCTCAAAAACAGGGTGGCCTTGTTTTGCCGATGCGGTCTCATCTCTCACATCCTTCATGAAAAACTTAATAAGCATTATATCCTCCAGTTAGAGTGGGGGGCGAGATTAGGCGCCCCCCTAGCTCTGGTAGTTGATGGCTAGAACAGGAAATCGCAGGCAATAACCTTTGCGTCCGCGTCCACCGCAAAGGCACAGATGTGACAGAGCGCAACGGTGGTAACCACCACGTCGAGTGTACCATCCGCGGCACCAGTCGGAGTCAGGGCGTTGCCGTCAGCACCAGCTGTGAGTCCGATGGAGAGTGTAGCCAAGCCCTTGATCTGGAACCAGCCATACTCGGCTTCAGACATAGTGTTCTGAAGGACACCGGCGCCAAGCGGCGTGGTATCACCATCGGAGAGGTCGGATGTGCACTGATAGGCATCAGCTAGTCCGGCCAGGTAGTAAGCAACTTCACCGGCAACGCCGTCGGTAGCAGCAGTACCCTCCTTGTACTGCAGATACTTGTAGATTTTGCCGTCGTAGTCCATGAAAAGCGAACCCAGCCGAAACGCCGGCGTGGTGTCCACCTGAGCAAGTCTTGCACCAGCTACAAACATAGTATTGGTCTTCCTTTCGTCAAGTCAGATGTTAGTCGAACAAAACGCCCTGACGAGCGCGGTTCGAGATGGCAAGATTGCCCTGGAAGATGATCGGAATAGCAACGCCATCCTGATTGACCGGCGCCTTCTCCGACAACACCGACAGGTTGGCATCCTTGTGGATGACCAGCTTGACGTACTCCGTGTTAAGGAAGTACATAGTGTTGGCGGCGATACCAGACTCCGAGCTGTCATGGAAGATGTCGGCGGTGTTGAACTTCAGCCCGCTGGCAAATCCATCCCCGGCTACCTCATCGCGCGAGGTGTAACGCTGGAGGTCGGTCAAGCCGTTCCAGTACAGCGTATAGAGCTCAGTCGATGATACGATGAAGTCGGTAACGTCCCCCTGTCGCTGACAGAGCAGCCACAGTTCTCGCATACGATCACCGATGGTGGTTGCGTCGGCGCCGTTCCCATCCTTAAAGCTGTTGGCCCAGAAGGGGAAGGTTGTCGCGTTGATACCGCCCACGACGCCGCTGCCGGCGTTGGTCAGAAGTAGCTGGAAACCCCCCATCTGCTTGGAGCTGTCAGCTGTGCCGTCGGAATACATATCCACCGACAGGTTGTTCGCCATGGTACGCATGGCGTTCTTCATCTTCGACTTGGCCAGACTGATAATCTGTTCCTTGCCGGCGTTCTGACGAAGTTCGAGACCGGAACTGACGATATGCACCGCCGACTGCTTCCAGTCGAACTTGGCAGACGTCAGAATATCGGACTCGCCGATGTTCAGCATCTCGAAGCCAGAGTAACGCTGGTAGGTGGCGTTCTCCGCATATTCGAGCGGCTCGACAATTTCGTAACCACCGGAAACAAGCTTGATGTTCCCGCGGTCCTTCAGCCGGCGCCATAGTGCATTATGGTGAGAGACATTGTCCGACACCATGTTTGGGTGATGACGCAGAGTCGAGGATACGATCTGCGTAAAGGTTGAATTGGGGCTAGGCATTTAGCCATTTCTCCTGATGATGTTTGGGTTAAGATTTAGCTCTTGTTAGCCAGGTCATAGAGTTTGCCGAGAGCGTCATCACTGAGTGGGTCAACTGGCGGTGCACCACCATCGAGCTTGCCCGGCCGCTGGTTACTCCTGACATTATTACCTGAGGCCTTCTTGGACTTCTTCCGACGATCAGACTTTCTCGCCGGCTTCTCGATACTGGTATCTGATTTCACTGCCATTTTATATGCGCCTTTCAGGTCGCCTCTTGCGACTTTGCCCTCATTGATGAATTTGACCATTGCCGGCCACACCTTGTCGAAATGTGGGTGCTCAGGTTTTCCATCTACCTCAGCATTCCGGAAGGTAGCAACAATCTGAGCCACCTGTGCCCGTTGCTGGGCTGCAGGATCATCAGATTGTTGCTTTGTAAGGTCATCCAGCTTTTTTGTAACAGTGTTGAGCTGGGCTTTCAGCGCTTTGACTTCGGGGTCCGCGTACTCGTCATCCTCCTCAGAGTCTGCTTCAGAGTTACTGGGCATCGAAATCTTGTAGTCCTTGCACAGGCTTTGGATAGCATTGACCTTCTGTTCCTCGGTGCCTGTTCGGAGCACGTACTCTGCACGTAGCAGGGTATCCGCCGCCGCCTCAAATGTGACGTTCGGACCTAACTGCTTCAGGTACTCGCCCCACGCAGTGCGAACCTGGACGTAGGGCTGGATGCTAACCCTTTCCTCTGCAAGTGCCTGGGTCTTCTTGGTGTAGTCGGCTTGAGCAGCCTTATTGACCAGATCAACAGCAGCCTTACCTGCGTCATCGAGCTTGTCATAGGCGGCCTTAGCTTCCTTCGACCAGTAGGCTTTACCTTGGGCTACATCATCATCTTGACTGCCCTCGTCGTCTTCCTCCTCGTCGGTTTCATCATCCTCGTCGTCGTCGTCTAGGTCATCATCTTGACTGTCGTCGTCTTCGAGGTCCTCGTCGTCATCCTCGCCAGCTTCATCGTCGGCTTCTTCGCCATCGTCGTCGCTGCCTTGAATATCAGTTTCATCGGTAATCTCATCCGACTCAATCTCATCAAAGATAGCCGTAAGCGACTCATTGCTTAACGGGTCGGTGTCTTCTTGGGTTGTATCAGTCATGCTTCACCTCTATGATTTTGTCCAGCACCTTGTCAAACTCAGGGTTCTTCATTTGACCTATGGTGCCAGACTCGGATGGGTCAACTTCTCGACAACCGGTTCGCGCCAGGTCTTCTCGTCGCTGATACCGACCGCTTACAAGTTGATTGGTTACCGGGGATAGGTAATCCTGGGTGTCCTTCATAATCATGGGTGACACAGGGGCAGGGCGAGGAGCATCCAAGTCTACCTCTACCAATTCGCCTTTTCTCATAACCCATCTTCTTCGAGTAGCCATATTATGTTCTCCTTATAATTTAGGGCTGGGAGCAGCAATGCTGGGGTGAGACAGCTCGCGCTCACCAGCCCCAGGTTGGGTCCCGTGAAAACCCAACCTATCCGCGTCGACCGGATTGACTTGAATGAAGGTTGCCTCTCATCACTCGACCGCCGGCTGACAGCTGATCGGGATAGCCAGGCAATGGCTCACGAGCATCAGGTATGGAGGGGGCTTTCGGCAGTGCCATTGCCTCCATAATCTCTGCCATCATCTGCTTCCTGGTAAGCCTGTCGGGGTCAAGCTCAAGGCTTAACTGATCCAACGACTGTCGTGATACGTCGGCTTTGGTGGGCAGCGCATCCCACTCAGCTTCATTCATCAGTGGTGTCATCATCATCCTCACTCTCCTTATCTTTCCTATTAATCTCCGCATTAGTCTTCTTGCTAGCTAATGCCATCTTGGCTGAATGCTCTTCATTCTTTCGGCGGATTTCCTCATCAGCCGACCTGTTGTCCCGACTTATCTTAGCCCGAGACTCAGCTTCCTCAAACTTAATTTTTCGCTCAGCTCGAGCTTCTTCATTACCCTTGTCTTCCAGTGCGGCTTGCATATCCTCAAGCTGCTGGCTCGCTTGTTGCAGCTGCATGGTAAGCTGTTCAATCTGCTGGCTCGCTTGTTGCAGCTGTTCTTGTGCCTGGCCTTCAGCACCGCCCTGCTCAGTAGCCTGAAGCTTATTGATAGCATCCTCTACCTCCCGGGCACCTCGGAACCTCCTAACGGTCATGAGCAATAGGCTGATTGCGGTATCCTTATCAAACAACCCACTTTGGATAAGCGGCACCATGCCGGTCACAAATTCCATGACAGTCTTAAGTAGTTGTGTCACAGCTTTCTGCTCGGCCTGTTCATCAGCCATCAAGGTGCTGTCGGTCTCGATATCGAGCTTATAAAGTCGAAGGCTATCTGAGTTTAGCAGTGACTCCATCTCACCTGAGATAGGCTTACCAGTAATCTTACTGAGTATGTCATAATCAAACTGCTCAGCAATAATCTCGGCCTTTAACCTGATGCCATCACGAAGCCAGCGATTAATAGTGCGCTGACGATCCCCAAGACGAAGGGTGCCAAATTGCGTCTTGATGTTCTGGGCAGTGGCAGTTTCAGTTGCCTTGCTTGCTCCTCGCATGATATCCGCCATTCCCGTAATCTCGAAAATGGTCTGCTTAATCTGCTCACGATTACTGTATAGAACCACCAGTGCCTTGCCGAATTCTTCCAATGGCATAAGCTGTAGCGCATTCTTTAGACCGCCTTTCTCTACTAACATCTGGAAACTGGTTGAGGGGACAAGAGTACCGTCCTCAGCGTCTAGCAGACCTTCCAGCTCAGATATGGTCGAGTCATATATACCTCTAACCCTCATCTGATCCGTTATCCGTCGAATACGCTGAGTTACCAGATCAAGCTCTTCTGCTTGGTTTCTATAGAGCAGGTACTCGGGGATTGGTACACCCGTACTACTACGGACTGCCATGATCGGAGGCGGCTGGGGAAAGAAACCCTCCAGCTCCATCGGATCATCATCCACACGTAGCACTCGGTCGTTCAGGTGGCCAGAGTACCAGATCACGGTCTTAGTGGCCTTATCCCATATCTCCCAAACAATCGTTTGATTAAACTCACTGGATAGGGCGCCTCGCTCTTCAGCAGTAAACATATCCTGTTCATCATCTTCTGACAGGCTGTCGGTAAAGTTAACAAGGTCAGCTAACGACTCCGTGAATTCTTCGATGAAGTCAGACTTGGAGAAGTCATGTCGGTATGCTACCCATCTTACCTTAGACCACTTGCGGGCTGGGCTCTGTCGATAATAATCCCAGTTAACGTGCTCGATGTAAGCACATTGCTCAATCAGCTCCTCGCGGTCTTCGCCTGTATCAAAGTAGAAGCGACCATTGGTCTCCTCTACATCTTCAGGGTCAACCATTGCACCCATATCATCTTCAAATTGGCCGTCATCGGTCTTATATACTTCGACGGTGATAGGGTCTGTATCTACGGTCTCCTTAAACCGCATACGGTAGACACCTCGACCTGTCAGCAGATAGTCATGGATAGCTGCCCTAATTTCCTCCTCATAATCATAGGCATCCAACGTATAGCCTAATGCTCGTTCCAATACTTCTGCAACTTCTGAAGCAAGGGGGTCTTCATCCCTAAACCGGCGCCGAACGTCGGGTCGGGGTTCGCCTTGGAACAGCGCGGGGCTTAGGATGTTAGTGTTAGACCACAGGATGTTGAAATCAAGACTAAACTCATTCAGCTCTGTGTCGCCCTGGTCGATACTGGCCGAGTAGCCTTCAAAGACCCTGACGATATCACGAGCACTCTTGCGCCAACTCTTCTCGGCCTTGTTAGCCAGCTCCAGTGCCATTCTCCATTGCTGGGCAAGTGCTGATCCGCCTGTGCCGAGGTCGTCGGTGTCATCAAAGCTACTATCTGTTGAGATGTCAGTCATCTACGACGTTTCCTTCTTCGGCCAATGCGGGCCATCATCTGGTTCCAAGTTTCACCGGTGGTGTTAGTCGAGGTATTAGTTGTACCGCTGTGGTAAGTGGCCTTCTTGATGGCAGTGCCCCTTGACCAAGGTCGAGACATGCAAGCATACCGCCACTCATCGCCAGCGTGATCCTCGCCGTCTGTATCTAGGTCCTCGGCTTTTGTCTTATCATGCTGAAGTGATGGTATGGTTCTAATTGAATGGGCGCAGGTACTGAAGCAGTAGATCATGGGAACACCTGCATCGTCACCCATCATCCGGCTTCTCATCTGGTTCCAGCCGGGCATTCGGTCATTATCGGCCGGTGCGAATAGTACGCCGTTAGTCGCAAAGACCTCACCAATACTCGGGCCGTTATGGTTACTAAATATTGCAGGGTCAGCCACCGCGTAATCAGCGGCCCCGAATGTATTGTGACGCTTACGATCCTCTTTCTCGAGTCGCTTAATACCCTTGGCTACTTGGCTTGCATCAAGTCGTAGACCTTGGTTAGGTACGGGCCTCCTAGCTCTGCTGATCCTTACGCCGTACCATTCCCGGTATCGGACCATGGCGCCCTTCGGTATGTATCGACCAAAGCCGCCATCCTCGGTGATGATGTAGTCTTCTGTGGCAACGGCCCACCAGCCCACACTGAAAGGTGCAGCAGAGCCCCAGTCAAGTGATCGAATACGGGGCCAGTGCTCAGGTATGGGGAACGGCCGAAGTACCATATTGTGGTTCCAGCAATCGAAGAAGGCACCTTCGACTACATCCCAGTCACCATCGAGCCAAGCTTTAACAAGTGCCTCTGAGCCAACACCCCTCAGCCGCTTTACGTAGTTGGGGTCGTTATCAAGCAAGATCTTATTGTCTGTGACCTTGGAGGGTATGTACATCCGGTACATCCCGGTTTCTTCGTCAAGAACACGCTCGTAGCCTCCAGGGTTAGCCGAGATAAACTCTTCTTTAACTGACGTGTGACCCGGTCCGCCAGGATTTGCTGAACTTCTGATCCTAAGGGTTGGGATACCAGCAGCGCTTCGCAGACAGGCACGCAGTTTGTTATATGCATAGAGACTGGACCAATTGCCGAGCTCGTCCCATCCGATCCAGGAGTACTGGTGTCCCATGTACTTGTCGGCGTCGGAGTCTCTTTCCAACTGACGGAGTCGGAGAGTTTCACCTTTAGGAAATGTCCAGGTCTTGGAAGACTCACCGTACACACCACCGATTTCAGGAAAGAGCTGTTTGGCCCTAATAATGATTTCTTCAAGCTCCGGATATGATTTCCGGAACAGTATTCCACGCCAAGCATCGCCATAGCCTTCACCCACTTCTTGTTGATAGTCACCCAGGAGATAATCAGACTTGCCCCCACCCCGAGCCCCGCCATACAGCAGTTCATCTACAAAGCCCGCAGTATCAATCGCTAATGATTGAGGTCCGGGTTGGGGAGCCCACATTGCCATGACTAGTCAGTTACCTCCGATAGCTTGGGAGTCCAGTTTGGGAAAGTATTATCAGTTGGCTGGTTGTGGGCGGGGTACTGGGTATATATAACGACCCGGGTAGCATCAGCTTCGAGATAGGCCAATTCGGAAATAATATATAATCCCCCGGTCTTCCTATGGACCCAGAGCTGGTTCACGGCCAGTTCCTTTGGGAAAGACTTCAGGCAGGGACGGATAGATCTGGCTTCCTCGTTGGTCATAATAGTTCCTTTTCAAGTGCACGGGAAGTCCTGGTTAGGACAAGTATGTAAAACTGTACCCGGGAGATATTCTTTAGCTCCTGAGTCGTGATACTGTCGGCTACACGGGAAGCAGACAGGAAAGTATTATCAACGGGTTCGTTTTCGTTTTCGTTTTCGTTTCTGGAGGCCGCATTGGTAGATAGGGGCTGCAGCTGCACGGGCTGCATATTAAACCCATGGAGAAATCCCTTGGCCAGCTCATAGGCCTGGGTTCGGGAAAAGTCCTGGCGGCTTTGGTCGTTCACGGGTTTCTCCTTTGGTTAGCGAGCCTTTTCAGTCGGTTACGAGATTGAGGAGTTAAGCCCCAAAAATTCTGTGAGTACGTAGTACGCGTCCAGTACCCCCCTAGTGCCGGGTCGATCTCCTGCGAATGAGAATCAGTTGCAGTGGGGGTAGGGGCTTGCGAATGATTATCAGTTGCAGTTGAGGCCCCCCGGCCCACTTGCGAATGATTCTCATTCTCACACGGGCCCCCCAACTGCGAATGATTATTAATTGCAAGGCCGGGCCCCAACTGCGAATGATTATCAGTTTCAGTTGAGGGGCCCAACTGCGAATGATTATCAATTGCAAGACTGGGCCCCGTCACGTCGATCAATATGTTTTTACGTTCGATCCACTCATCGAATGACGACGGACGGGGGGGGGCGGGATTGACGTATTGCACCCCCACATGTGCGTCGATTGTCACGCTCTCAAGATTGGGCAACGATTTATCGAGCAACAATTTGATTGACGCAATCTGTGATCGTGACAAAGGCGTACCCGCAAACACATGCGATTGCAAACGTTTTACGAGCCGCGTGACCCTGATTGCATCCCTCGTGCGTTGCAATCTCATCGCGTTATGTCGAACTGCCGCCATCAATCTCGCTCAATCTGTTGATGCTCAATCGTAACACGACGATGCAAACTCATGTCAATACTGATAATTAATTGCAATTACAATGACATCAAAAAAACCGTCAAATATCCATGCAACCCACACGACAAATGACGGCCTTTGATTGTCACATTTGATTGTCACATTTTATTATGTGTCGGGCCCCTCATTTATTTTCATCGTTCAATCTCCGTTCTGTGTTCAATCAAAATCGCATCAATATTGATCATGATTGAGGTCCTCCGTTGCGACCCTTCGAGCGCGTCATGATCGTTTTGATTGAACGTCGCGTCATGAAATTTGACATCGTGTT